GAAGGTTTATCACAGTTTGGATCAGCACAAAGCTACTTATCATTCCTTGGAGTACCTCTAAGAAGAGTAGATGCGTTGATTAACAGCGAAGCTCGTGTTGTTTAATTTGTTTATTACTAAAGGAGATTTAAAATGATCACAGATGCATTGCTCAGAGTAAGTGAAGATCAAGCACTTACAACAACTGCTGTATCTACTAATACTGTAGATCTAGGAACTGCTAGAGATATAGGTGAAGGTACTGCATTGTATATGAACTTTGCCGTAACTACTGCACTAGCAAATGGTACAAGCGTAAAGTTTGAAGTTATTACTAGTGCAAATGCTAACTTGTCTAGTCCTACTGTTATAGGTAGCAGCGATGTAATTCTTACAGCAGCACTAACATTAGGCAAAAACGTAGTAGTACGTTTTAATCCAGATATTGCTGGCAAAGGCCAGAGATATATTGGTGCTAGATACACAATTGCAGGTACTTTTAATGCAGGTAAAGTTACTGCTGATATAGTAGAAACAATAGGTGATGGTCAAAAGTACTACGCTTCTGGCTTTACCGTAGTTTAATAAGGAGAATTTATGCCTATTTACAAAGCAAAAGTTAAGTGTTTTGTAGGTCAATCCCTACGAGAAGCTGATGAAGAGTTTGAATACAACGGAGAGCCAAACACTAACATTGAAATTGTTGGTGGATCTGATGTTATTGATTTTGAAGCAATGACAAAAGCAGAACTTGAAGTGTATGGTCGTACTATTGGTCTAGAACTAGATAGAAGGCAAACAAAAGAAACTCTTATTAGTCAACTTGAATTAGCAAGTAAGTAGGCATTATTTTTCAATTTTTCTTACTGGGGGCTAGTAGTAATACTGCTAACCTCCTCTTTTTATAGGAGATGACATGGCAACTGAAGTAGACATTTGCAACCTTGCCTTGGCACATTTAGGTGATGATGCAACAATAGCTTCTTTAAATCCACCAGAAGGATCTGCTCAAGCAGAAAAAGCTGCACGATTTTATCCGATTGCAAGAAATACTTTATTAGAAATGCATACATGGAATTTTGCATCAAAACGTGGAAATTTAGCATTAACAACTAATACCCTTAACCAATGGGATTATGCATATGTAGCCCCTGCGGATATGATGAATCCTGTTGCAGTTATATCTCCTACAGCACAAAATGATTACGCTACAAGAATGGCAGCAGGTGATACCCCAGGTAATTTAACAGCTAATTTTGCACCTACTATTGTGGCAGGTCAATATACACCACAACAGTTTGCAATAGAAGGAAATTTAATTTATACCAATCAAGAAAATGCGATGTTAAGGTATCAAGCATTTGTAACTGATCCATCATTATTTTCACCTTTATTTGTTATTACATTGTCATGGCATTTGGCATCAATGCTTGCAGGTCCTGTTATTAAAGGAGATCAAGGAGCAGCAGAAGCAAAACGATGTACACAAATGATGACTAATTATTTAACAAGTGCAAAACAATCAGATAATTTACATAGAGATATAACAGTTGAACATATAGTTCCTTGGACATCTGGGAGATAACTTATGCCTGTTACTCGTAATTTTAAACAAGCATTTTCTGGAGGTGAAATATCACCAGAAATGTTTGGTCGTATTGCTGATAATAAATTTCAACAAGGTGCAGCAACAATGCGTAATTTTATTGCTAAACCACAAGGACCTGCACAAAATAGACCAGGTTTTGCCTTTGTAAGAGAAGTAAAAAATAGTACTAAAGCAACAAGATTAATACCTTTTACATTTAATACAACACAAACAATGGTGCTTGAATTTGGTGATGGATATTTTAGATTTCATACTCAAGGACAAACTTTATTTTATAGCGATGGTGCAGCATGGAATGGTGGTACGAGCTATGCAGTAGGAGATATAGCTAAATATAACAATGTAAATTATTACGCAAAAACTGCACATTCTAATAGCCAACCACCTAACGCTACAAATTGGTATGCACTACCAACAAATCCCAACATATACGAAATACCGCATTCATATGCTGAAGCAGATTTGTTTGACGTACATTATGTGCAATCTGCTGATGTTTTAACATTAGTTCATCCGTTACATCCACCAAAAGAATTAAGAAGATTAAGTGCAACAAAATGGGAATTGCGTGTAATTGATTTTGGTAGTCCTATAGCTGCACCTACTGGTGTAAGTGTTTCTAGTTATATACCTTCTTCTACTTCTACAAACTCAGATACTTATGTTGATCATGAATATGTTGTTACGGCTGTTAAATCTAATTTAGTAGATGAAAGCAATCAATCATCTGCTGCATCTGTAAGCAATAATATATTTGTTACTGGAGCAAAAAATACTATTACATGGAACGCTGTTTCTGGTGCTACTAGATATAGAGTTTATAAACAACAAGGTGGTATTTACGGATTTTTAGGAGAAACTACAACAACAACTCTTGTAGATGATAATATTTCACCAGATTTTTCTAGAACACCACCAATACATGAAAATGATTTTGTAGGTACTGGTAATTACCCTGGTGCTGTATCTTATTTTGAGCAACGCAGAGTGTTTGCAGGTACTAATAATGCACCGCAAAATATATGGATGACTAAATCTGGTACTGAAAGTAATATGTCATTTGGTTTGCCTATAAGAGATGATGACCGTATTGAATTTAGAGTTGCTGCTCGTGAAGCAAATACTATTAGACATATTGTTCCATTAACAAATTTATTAATGTTAACTGGATCAGCAGAATGGAGAGTAACTTCTGTTAATAGTGATGCTATAACTCCTACGTCTATATCTGTAAAACCGCAATCATATGTAGGAGCAAACAATTCACAACCAGTAATTGTTAATAATAGTTTGGTATATGGTGCTGCTCGTGGTGGTCACGTTAGAGAACTTGGTTATAACTGGCAGGCAAATGGATTTATTACAGGTGATTTATCTCTTCGTGCTCCGCATTTATTTGATAATTTTACGATTGTAGATATGAGTTTATCTAAATCACCAATACCTATTGTATGGGCAGTAAGTAGTAACGGTAAATTATTAGGTCTTACATATGTGCCAGAACAACAAATAGGTGCGTGGCATCAACATGATACGGATGGTTTGTTTGAAAGCGTAGCTTGCGTATCTGAAGGTAATGATGACGTTACATATTGCATTGTAAAAAGAATTATTGAAGGTTCTGAAGTTCGATATGTAGAACGTATGGGTACAAGATTATTTGCAACGCAACGTGATAATTTTTTTGTTGATTGTGGTGCAACTTATAATGGTACAAATACAGATACAAATAGAACAGTAACAGTATCTGGCGGTACAAATTATACAAAAGGAGAAACTGTTACCGTAACTGTAAATTACAATTTATTTAATGCTCCACCTAGCGTTGCTGATAAAAACGATGCAATAGTAATAGTTGATGGTACTACGTTATATCGTCTAACTATTCTTGGCACATCTAGTCAAACAGTAGCAACGGCAAAATTAGACAAAGATTTACCTGCACCTTTGCGTAATACAGCGATTACAACTTATGAAGTTGCAAGAGATAAAATATCAGGTCTTAGTTTCTTAGAAGGTAAAAAATTAAATATTTTAGCTGACGGTGCTGTACATCCACAAAGAACAGTATCAAGCGGTGAAATCAGTTTAGAACGTGCAGCTAGTGTTGTTCATTTGGGATTACCATACGAAAGCGATTTAAATACTTTACCTATGGCATTACAGGTAGAAGCATTTGGTCAAGGTAGAGTTAAGAATTTAAATCATGTATGGTTGCGTGTACTAGAATCATCTGGTATTTTTGCAGGTCCTAGTGCAGAAAAATTAGTAGAAGCAAAACAACGTACAACAGAACCATACGGAACACCACCTAATTTAAAAACACAAGATATAAAAATTATGCTTACACCAGAATGGCAAGATAATGGTCAATTGTTTGTACGACAAAGTGATCCATTACCATTAACTATTGTCGGTTTAACATTAGAAGTAGCTATGGGTGGATAGTGTGACCGTAAACAGATATTATATAGATATACTAAAAAGTAAAGAAGTGTAGAGGTAAGTGCAACAATGTCTAGTTCTTATGGTTGGAAAGATCTTTCTGGATTAGGTAAATTTGGTGTAATATCACAAGGTTTTGGTGCAGTAAGTGGAATTATAGGTGCATTTACGGCAGCAAGTGCAGAAAAATATAAAACAAAAAGTTTAGCGTTAAGTTTAGAACATAAAAAAGATATGGCTTTGTTTAATCAACGCATGAAAGAAAGTCAGGCACAACATATTAATAGAGTATTTAATAAGCGATATCAAATAATGACTTTAAAACAAGGAGCACAAAAATCTAAAGGTGTGGTATCAATAGCTTCTAGAGGTGGAGTAAGAGGTGTTGGTAGTAATTTAAATGCAATGGTTAGTTCTGAAATATTGGCAGAAATAGATAAAATGACTATGAATTCTAATAAAGTAAGAGCTAGAGAAAATAAACGGTTAGAAGGTGTTGGACTAGGAATACAAGCCAGTATGGCAGGGGTTAGTGCAAGTAATATGTTTGCTACCGCATCGCAAATAAGTCCTTGGATGAATATGACAAGTAGTTTATTAACTGGCGGTTCAAGCTTTATTAGTAGTCTTCCACCTGGAATGTTGAGAAATACAACGGCAACAAAAGCAGGCACAAAAAATAATTAATTATGGCAAGAGTACCTTTTCAGCAAAATTTAAATCAAGAATTAGCAGCAGGTTCTGAAGTGCAATTTGGTGCTACCTCTGTAGATCCAATGAAAGATGTTGTCTCTGATGATATAAAACGACAAGGTCAAGCATTAACTCAAGCAGGGCAAACAATACAAAAGCTAGATGACGAATTAAATGATGCTGAAGCGAAAAGATTATATAACGAAGGTCATTATAAAGTAGAAGCTGTTGCAAATGCATACACACAATTACAAGGTGTTGATGCAGTAGCAACTATACAAACAGAAACTGAAGGCGATGAACAAATAACAGTATTAGATGATTACAACAATAATAAATTAAAAACAGTTCTTGATGAAGGTTCAGCTAAATCAAGTAATGGTGTTGTTAAATATATGTATGAACAAATGATGGCAACGTCTATAAGATCTGCACAAAATAAAATGATTACGCATTCTTTAAAACAACAGCGTAATTATTTAGAAAATGAAACAGAAGCAAAAATTGATATACATAAAAGTAATGCAAAAAATAATTATGCAGATTTTAGAGATCCTACTGGTGAATTTAATAAAAATCGTAACGCAGCACATCAAGAATTAATGAATAAAGCAATTTTAAAAGGTTGGAATCTTGATTCAAGTAAAGGCAATATTAGTGAACAATATTTAAAAGAAAAAAGAGAATTAGATATGGAAATAGCAAAAGATGTATTAGACAAATTAGACGAAGATGAAGATACAGAAGGTATTAAAGATTTTTTAGCAAGCTTAAAACCTTTTACAACTGAAAAAGAATTTAATGATATATCAGCAGAAAAAGAACAAAAACACGAAAATCTTAAAGTAGAAAAATGTGTTAATGCAACTATTGCTAATAGTGGGAATCAAAACGATGGCAATTTTATAAGTCAAACAAATAAATTAATGTGTTTAAAATCTAATCACGCATTTGATGATGATAATGGTGGAGTAGTAACTGATGGATTACATTCGAATCAAACTGAAACAGCAGGTAAAAAAACAACAGAAAACATAGAAACATTACAAGCAATAAGAGATCAATCAAAATTTTATTCACCAGAATCTGCACAGGCAGGTACTCTTATACCAGAACATCAAACTACACACTTGTTTGCTATACAGCATATAGGAGTAGAAAAAGCTGATTCTTTGTATACAAAAGCAAAGTCAGATTTAGATATTGATAAAACAAAATACAAAGAAGATCCTGTATATGCCGAAAAAATAAATAAAAAAATAATTAAAAGATACAATCAATTAATTGTTCAAGAAGCAGCAAGAAAATATAAATTTGGCGGTGGAGAATATGTAGGAATTATAGAAAACGATTTAGCAATTATAGAAAAAGGTATTGATTACAATATAGAAAACGTCAACAAAGAAATAAAAGTAGATTTTATTACAGGTTTGCGTCCTATAGAAGATTTAAAACAAGAAATTAAAGAAACAATTTTAGATCCTACAACACAAAAACACGCAATAAAAGATTTAGAAGTTAAATATGAAAAAATAAAAAATGAAAAAACACAAATTTATAATGACAATTTAAATGCTGCAAAAAAAATAGCATTTGCAGAACCAAATGGATATAAAAATCTTGCAGCTAATGGAATACAAATAGATAATTTTAGTCCAAAAGATCAAGAAATTTTGAAAAATGGACAACCAGTAGAATCTGATCAAGGAACTATAACTGAATTAAAAGATAATCCAGTTGAAATAATTAATAATTTAGAATCATACAGTCATAAAATTTCGCAATCTGATTATTTAGAATTAGAAAGATATGCAAAAGAATTGCAATCTGGTGGAGAAACAAAAATTTTAGAAGCATCAGGTGATGTAAAAACTTTTAAAAGTGTTTTAAATAAAAATGGTTTTAGCGATTTAGCTTTTCCTAAAAAACCATTAAAAGGTGATAAAGCAGCAACATATAATGAATTATTTAATCAATGGGAAGACAGAATAAATTATGCACAAAGAATAGAAAAGAGAAAATTAAATAGAGCAGAAAAAGAAAATTTATTAATAAATGTATTATTAGACAAAGTAAACGTAGGTAAAAAATACAAAAAAGAAGTTACTTTTGCAACTGTTATTGAAACAGGTGATAAAGATGACAAATTAAGTAAAACATCAGTTCTTGTAAAAGTTCAACGTGCTGATGGAGAAGTTGTAGAAGATCGTATATTTAATTCAGACATTCCACCAGAAATTAATATTGCAATAATGGCTGCGTTGTATAAACAAAAAATACCAATGAATCAACAACAAATTGCACAATTATGGCAAAACATGGGTAGACCAGAAACTTTAGAAGATGCAAATAAATTTATTAAAGCAAGTAAAAATTATAAATTATTAACTATGGAGGAATAATATGAGTTCATCAAATCCTTTTGACAATGTTGATAACAACCAATTTTTAGACAGTTACGGATCTGATCAAAATTTTAATGAAAATGACAATCCGTTTGATACATATTTTAAAGTACAAGAAAAACGCAAAGAAGAAGTATTAAAACAAGTTCTTAGCCTTGCACAAAAGAAAGATCCAAACAGAATTGGTAAAGCACAAATATTAGCTAAAGAATTAGGCATACCGCCTGACATGGCACTAGATAATGAAGGTGTATTAGAAATATTAGAGCAAAGAAAAAAAGAACAAGAAATACAAAATCTTAATGCACAAGATTTGGCATTGGTAAACCCATTGTTAGCCAAGCAATTGCGTGATCCTAACTTTGCAGCAATTGCATATGACAATATTCCTAGATTACAAAAAACTGAATCTATTCTTAGTTATTTTAAAAAACTTGGTCAAAATTATTACGAAGGAGATGCAAGAGGCACTATTGCAAGAGAAATGGGAGAAATTGGATGGCGATTAAAAAATAATGGTGTTCCGTTTATAAGTACACAAGAAGGTTTTGGAAATTTAGATGATGGAAGTGAATATATACCAACACAACAAGATTTAGATGATTTGCAATCTCTTAGAGAAATGGAAGAAAGAATGTTGGAATACGATAGTAATGGTATTGGTCTTATTGAAGGATTTGCATATATACCAGGGTTATTGCGTGGTGGTCAAATTGAAGCAATTACAGCAGGTGTAGTAACAGGTAAATTAGCAGATGAAGCAACAAAATTATTTACTTCAACTGTAGGTTCACAACTAGTCGGTGCTTTTACTGGTAGTGATGGCGGTGGTAATTTTATGGGGTACGGAGCAGGGTATGCATTTGGTCAAGCTATATCACCTTTTATAAGTTTTTTTACTGGCATGAATGCATATACCAACAAAATGACTTTAGACATGGCAGAAATAGAAGGTGGTCATCAATATTTAGACGCAAGAAATAGAAAAGCAAATGTATCAGATGCACAAACATTAGCTAATATTACTGGTGTTTCAAATGCTGCAATTGAAAGAATAGGATTTGAATATTTCTCTCGTGTATTGAAAAAAAATTTACCTGGCACATTAAAACTATTGCAACCTTTAACAAGTCCTTTAATGAAAAAATCTGGACTAGATAAAGCAATTAACAGACAATTTGCAAAAAATGTTTTAAGTAATGGTGGTCGTAAACTTACATATAGTGCAGCAGCTAGAAGATTTGGCAGGCAATATATATCAAACATGGGTGTGGAAATTGGTACAGAATTAATACAAGAATTAAATGCAATTGCAGGCATTAATATTTTTTCTGAATTTGTTAATGATGAAATAACACCATTTAGTGCCGTAGAAATAGGTGACAGAATTTATAACACAATGGATCAAACTTTTAGAAGTATGGTTTTATTTGGGTTATTACCTTCTGTTGGTGGTTACGTTACTGATTTTACAGCAGCAACTAAAGCTAAAAAAGATACTGCATTATTGTCTAAATTAAGCGAAATATCTAAAGATGATGTAACAAAAAAAAGAAATAAAAACGCATGGCAAAATTGGATACAGCAACTAGCTGATCAAAACGGTGCAGATACAATACATATAAATGCACAAGAATTTAAACAACAATTAGATAACAATGCAATTACAGAGCAGCAATTAGAATTGTTTTCACCAGATCTTGCAAGACAATTAAAAAATGCAGAAAAGCAAGGTTTGTCAGGTAAAACTATACAAATAAAAACTGGTGATTATTTAGCAAATATTTCTGGTACTAAATTTGATGAATCATTAAAGCCACATATAAAATTTGGTGATGATCAAATGAGTCAAACAGAAGCTGCTCAATTTTTTAAAGATCAACCAGAAATATTAAAATCAATGCAAGATGTAGTGCGTAAACAAAAAAATCAATTATTACAAGACAAAGAAGAAACAAGACAAATAGAATTACAAATTACAAAACAGTTAAAAGCATTAAATATTTACAAACCACATAACGCACGGTTTTTATCTCAACTAATAGGAAATTTTGCAAAAACATATTCTCAATACACAAACCAAACACCTTCACAATTTATAAATGATCATTTTTTTAACATTCAATTAGACAGCAGAAGTGAAAATTTTGGTCAGCAATATTTTAATCAAAACGGAACAATTAAAACAGATTCGCCACTATTTAAAAACTGGTTTCGTAAATCAAAAATGGTTAATAAAGATGGTACACCGATGGTGTTGTATCACGGAACTACAGACAATATTAGACAATTTGATTTAGACCATCCGAACAGATTAGACTCAGGATATTTAGGAAAAGCAATATACGCAACTCCTAGAAAATTTTTAGCAGAAAATTATGCCAATATTAAAAGAAGTAGATTTAAAAAAGCAACAGAAGACAAAAAAATATTAGAGTTATATGTACGTTTAGAAAACCCAAAAACAGTAAATGTAAATAGTGACGTTAAATCAAAAAATAAAGATGGTGGTAAAGCAGCAGCAAACGCATACAAAGATAAATTAATTAACGAAGGACATGATGGTGTCATTATGGTTAATGACTCTGGAGAAATTATAGAGGTAGCAGTTTTTGATGCAAATGCTGTTAAGTCTGTAGACAATAGTGGAAACTGGTCTAACGAAATAAATGACATATATAACCAACAAGTTACAGAATCTTTTGAACAAAAAGCAACACAAAAAAAAGGTAAGCCAGTATCAGAAGAAGTATTTCAATTAGCAAGAATTTTAGAAAATTTTGATTTTGCAAAGAGTAAACCTTTTGCAACTAATCGTGATTTTAAATTAGAAATACAAAACCGTATACAAGCTGCTGCTAAAAAAGCAGGTGTAAATTTAGCAGACTTTAGTGCAGAAACAGAAAAATATCTTGTAAGAACTTTATTGGAAGATGCACGATTTGCTTTGACAGAAAATGCAAATGCTGTTGGTTGGTATGATGAAAAAGTATCTAAAGCAGTACGAATACTTTCTCTTATATATCCAAAAGTTGCTACTGATAAAAGACATGAATTTGTATTTAAATGGGCATTAGCAGCTACGTCTAACGGTATAAAAGTAGATAAAAATTATGAGTATGCAGCAGATGTATATGAAAAATGGTTGAAATCAGAAGAAGAATTAGGTGAAGGCAAAGGCAGATTGCCAGAAAAAATGTTAAATGCAGAAGGCGAAAAAACAGGTGGTACTGCAAGAGCAGCAATGGAAAAATCTTTTAAAATACTAAATTTATTATTTGATAAAAAATCTTTTGCAGAATTAGAAGAATTTATGAGAACTATGCATACTGTAAGAGAAGTGCATGAGTTTGTAGGAACATATAAAAATGGAAGACAAATAAAAGTAGGTGGTGGTTATGGATTAGATGAACAAGTTTATGGTGCTGCAATAATGGGTCCAAAAATTGGTAATGGATTTTTTGCAAATTTAAATGGCAACTATGACCAGTTAACTTTAGATAGATGGGCTATGCGTACATGGGGTCGTATGACAGGTACGTTAGTTTTAAACAAACAAAAACAAGCAAAAATAAAAAGAGGGCAGATAAAACAAATAATTAAAGCTTTAACTAAGACACAGAAAAAAGCGTTTGAAGCAATTATTGGAAGGAAACTTACAGTAGGTGATATTGATCAGTTGGCGATTGATATTGAAAAAGCATCGACTACAGAAGAAAACCGTGATCGCATGGCAGAAATAGCAACATTTGCAGAAGATCCAAAACATAGAGAAATATATGTAGAAATTAATGGTAAGCCAAGAAAAGATGATGCCACAGTTTCTCTTGGAGACTACTTGCGTAAAAGAGGTAATTTATTAGCTAAAGATAATGATGGCCAAAAAGAAGCACCAAGTGGTGCTCCAGAAAGAAGAAATATAGAAAAAGTTTTTGCACAAGTACTAGAAGTTTTGCAAAAGGATTATCCTTCTTTAACAATGGCAGATTTGCAAGCACTTGTTTGGTATCCAGAAAAAAAATTATATGATTCTGCAAAATTAAAAGAAGCAGTAGTAGAAACAAATTACGAAGATAATGAAGCACCAGACTATGCCAATGCTGCTGTTGAATTTGCTGCTAGAATAGGTATACCAGATGAAGACATACAATCTGCAATACAGGAGGTAGATGATGAGTTACAGGCCGTTGAGCAATCAAGAAGAACACAACTTGATGATGGAGGAAGAGGAGAGGTACGAGGAGATGATGGAACTTTCCA